GAATGGTTAGTTGAGACTGGTCCTGAAATTCGTCAGGAACAAACTCATGCAATCATGAAGCTTGTCTAAAACAGTTTATGGGGGGCAGTTTGTCTGTCCCCCAATAAACAAGAAAGTGTATTATGACTGATTCAGAAAAGAAAAAACTAAAAAAATATAGACTTACAGGTTTAAATAAACCTAAAAGAACACCAAATCATCCTACTAAAAAAGCTATAGTAGCTGTAAGAACAAAGTCAGGAAATGTAAAAATAATACGTTTTGGTGCGCAAGGAATGGGTCATAATTATAGTCCTGAAGCAAGAAAAAGTTTTAAAGCAAGACATGCTAAGAATATTGCAAGAGGTAAAGAATCTCCTGCATGGTGGGCTAATAAAGTTTTTTGGGCTGGTAAGGGTGGCAGTAAAAAGAATCCACCTAAATCTCAAAAACACGTTAAAGGTATGAGGAGAAGAAGAGCATAATGAGATATCAAGAAGCATATGAAATGGTAGAAGCAGGATTAACAAAGTCTGCATTAGGTTTTCCTGTAACAGAGCCTTTATTAGCACAGTTCTTTGATGCTAAAGTTCAAGAAGTTGGTGCAAGAGTATCAAGAAAAGTAAGTAGTCAGACTTTTACTACATCAGCTACTAATGCATATGAACTTTCAAATGAAGATGCTAGCATGCGTATTTATAAAGTTACTATGACAGGAAGTAATGATAGTAAAAACGTACCTTTTGTTAGCGAAAGAAGATATGCAGAAGGAACAGATGAAGATTTAATTACAAATATTGGTTACTTTGTAAAAGAAACAGAAGCAACTACTGGTTCTATTACAGCTATGACTAGGACAAATCCTGTGATAGTAACAAGTACCTCTCATGGATTAGAGTCTGCTAATAAGATAAAAATATCTAGCGTAGTTGGATTTTTACCAGACACAGGAGAACGTAGTGAAGTTAATGATGTAATGCATAAAATTGATGTTATTGATGCAAACTCATTTTCAATACCTATAAAAGGAGCGAGTTATCAAGTTGCTTATGCAAGTGGTGGAACTTGGTCATTAACAGGTATTAAAATAAATTTAACAAAAACTCCTGATGTAGGAGACACATTAAAAGTTCATTATTATGCTAATCCATTACCTAAAAATGCTATAACAGATAGTGTTGATTTAAAAGACCAACTTATACCTGCTTGTATACATTATACTCTAGCACATTTTTTATTGCTAGACGGTCAACTTCAAGTTGGTAGTGGTCATTATGGAATTGCAGAAAAGATTGAAAAAGAATTTATTGAAACAAGGAATAGTAGAGAAGGCAAACCTGATATTATTCCACAACCATTACAGGACTTTATATACTAATGAGTACTTTTAAGGCTAGAATAGAAGATTATGTAGGTTCTGTTGGAGACGACACTTTTCTTGGTGATGCTTTAACAGATACTTCAGCAGAAGTTATAAGAGCTATGCCTATTGGTAAGCTTGGATTTTTTTCCGTAGAAAGTTCTGATTTTATTTATAACGGTATAGATATATCAAACCATAAATTATTAAGTGTAGTTAGAGAACATGGCACAGATACAGAGTACGTAGAATGCAGAGAAGTAAGTCCTGCATACTTTAGAAAAGCAAAAGATACCAATAGTATGTTTGCAGGAACAGTTGATTCTCCTGTATTTACGGTAAAAAATAGTAAAGTACATGTTTTTCCAGAACCTTCTTCTAGTCCTAATGCAGTAAGATTAGAGACAGTTAATTTTCCTACTGTAACAGCAACACAAAGTGATGTAAGCCAAACAACAGTAAGCGATGGTACATGCGATACAACAGATGGAGATGCAACGGTAACAATGGACAGCACTTCAAGTATTGAGGTAGGATTTTCAGTAAGTGGTACTGGAGTGCAAGATGGGAGTGTTGTGCAATCAATTACTAATAGTACAACATTTGAACTAAGTAAAAATGCTACAGCTACTAATTCAAATCAAACATTTACATTTACTAGCGACAATCTACCAGATTCTATAGAAGATGTAATTGTATTAGGTGCTACTGCAAAAGCAGTTCAATATTTAATGGCAAGAGTAAGAACCTCTTTGCCATCTACACCTAGTGTAAGTTTTAGTGGTATTACTGCACCAAATGCACCAAATAACCCACAAATATCTTATTCAAATGCATCATTAACTAATGATGTAAACTCTGCTCAAGATGCAATAAATGGTGCTGTAGACCCTGTAAATACTGGTGAAACTATAACACAAGCTACTACCTCAAATGCAGGTGCAACTACATCCTCAGAAAGTTCAAGTGTAAGCTATACAGCTCCTAGCGTAGAGGGAGCAAGTACAAGCAAAGGTCTTTTATCAATGACAGACGGAACTGTAAATACTGATGCTGACCAAATTGATTATGACAAATGGTGGGATATAACAGCAGAGTTTATTGAAAATGAAGAAGATGCAGAGTTAGCACAGCTACAAATGGAAAAAATTAGAACTTATATAAATGCATTTAATGCAGAAGTATCAGATGCTCAAAATGCTATGCGTGCTAGTTTAGAAGATGCTAAAAACGCACATGAAGAAGCTTTTCTTAACGCAAGACTTGCTACTGAAGCTAACGTAACAAATGCGAGAATAGATGGTGATATAGAACAAGCTAGCATATCTAGTAAAACAAATGCCTCGGTAGCAAAAATGAGAGAATCTACTGGTGCTAGTATTTCTAAAATGCAAGCATCAACAAATGCTAGTATAGCTAAAATGCGTGAATCTACAGGAGCTAGCATAGCTAAAATGAGAGAAGCTACCAATGTTTCAATTCAAAATGCTGTAAGAACACTAGAAGCTTCGATACAAGACTATCAACTAGAAGTAGAAAACTTTAGAGCTAGCACTCAAAACTACTCAGCTAAAGTTCAAGAAAAAATAAATACTTATTCAGCAGATATACAGAATTATTCACAACAAGTTAATAGATATGTAAGAGAGTATAGCTGGTATCAAGACCAGTATGTAAGATTTGATACAAAATACAAAGAATCCTTACAAGTATTGATTGAAAATTAATGCCCAAAAAAGTTCTTAAAATAGATAAGTTTGATGGTGGTCTAAACAATAACTCTTTACCTAGAGATATTGACCCTGATGAAATAGCTGACATTAACAACTTAATGGTTGATGAGCGTGGTCAAATTAGAACTATGGGTACATTTTCTTCGTTTATAAGTGCTAGTGTAATATCAAATTTTGATACAATGTCAGGATATAATTTGCATACATACTCTACAGACTTTGATGAATCAGGTAATGTAGAACCATTTCCTGTTATAGTTATTGCTAGTCCAACTATTAGTGAAGGTATGCAAATAATAGACCAATCAGATAATACACAAGCATTTACAGGGGTTATGGGGCTTAAAAAAAGTAATAATAGTGCAGGTTCAGGTACAAATGCAAAAATAATATTTCACAATGTAGATGGTAGATTGTATGCTACTGATACTGTATTCACAAACACAAATGCTCCTACTATTAGAGAATATATAAAAGCTAGCTATCATCCATATACTGAAGCTACTAACGGAACAAGGGACATAACTGCATGGACAGATTATTCCAACAGTTTATCTGCTCCGTCTCAAGACGCAGAGGTAAAATTTGAAGCAAACCCAACAGTAAGTTCTTCAACTCAACATGCTATTGTAAGATTAGATGCTGACCATACAGGAACTTGGGATATAACAAGTACTAATTTTAAACTTTATTATTCTTACGTTTTAAGAGATGGTTCTGAAACAAAATTAAAAGAGTACAGTTATAGTAGTTTTGCTACAGATTCAAATCGTCAATTAGCGTTTAAAATATGGTTATTGCATCAGAGTAATCATGGTGTATTAAGTACAGATATAAGCAATCAATATAAAGGTATGCGTATATATTGGAATCAAACAGATAATATATATTCTAATTCACATCATTTAGTAGTAGATATAGATTTTGAAAAAGGATACAAAGTTGGAACTAGCTCTTACTATTCTCAAGACTTTGAAGAACCAGTAGACGATACAACAATAAGTGCTACAAGTTTTGACTCATTAATTGATATAGGTCCGTTTACAAACCCTAGCGATTTAGCACATGTAACTTATGAAATATTAAATGGAGTTTCTCCAAATAATTTAGCTACTGGTATAAGATATAAAACATCTTGTGTAGCTAATAGAAGAGTTTATTTAGGAAATGTAGAATATAATGATGGCAATACAACAAGATTGTATAGTGACAGAATGCTTAAATCGAGAGTTAATAAGTTTTCTCAATTTTCTACTACTGACTTTGTAGATGTAACAGTAAATGATGGAGATGACATTACTGCATTACAAGAGTATGCAGATAGAATATTGCAGTTTAAAAATAAAAAAATGCATCTTATAAATATTTCAAAAGAATTTGAGTTTTTAGAAGATACATTTATTGGAAAAGGATGTGCTGGTCCGTATGCTGTTACTAAAACTGATTTTGGTGTAGCATGGGTAAATGAAAATGGATGTTTTTTATACGATGGTAGAAATGTTATTGACTTATTAGAAGAACGTAATGGAAAGCTTATTAAAGACTCTATATGGCAAGCGTTTGTAAATAGTACAACTACAGTAGGTTATTCTCCAAAAAACAGAGTTATTATCGTTATGGACTCAACAAGCACTACTGATGATATGTACTTGTATCATATACCAACTAGAAGTTGGACTAAAGGAGATTCAGGGACTAGTCATGTGTCTACAAACTTTGCAGTAGATAAAGACCAAGAATTAATAGTTTTAGATAAAGGTGCTGGCAATACAACGTCAGCGTTAATAAGAAAATGGGATAATACTTCACAAAATCAAACAATAACTTTAAATACAAAAGATTTTGACTTTGGAAACCCTGCTACAAAAAAACATGTACGTAAAGTATCTTTATCATATAAATGCGCTAGTGGAAATACACCTGATGTTTTCTTTGATGTAAATGGTGGCAGTAGCTTAGATAAAGTTGTTTTAACATCAAATCTTGTAGATAATGGAAATTTTGACAGCAATACTACAGGTTGGAATGCAGATGGTACAGCTACTCTTAGTGTAAACGGTTCTAATCAATTAGTAATTGCATCTGGGGCTTCATCTACTGGTAAAGCTATATATACAATGACAACAGAATCTGGTGTTATTTATAATGTTAGTGGTAACTTTGTTAAAGGTACTTCTGACCAAGGATTAGTTCAAGTAGGAACATCTGGTTCAATAAGTTCTGGTGTTTTAGGTTCTCAAAGTGCCATGACATCAGATACTAAATTTAGTTTTACTTTTACAGCGTCTGGTACTACTACTTTTTTAATACTTTACGAAGGTCCAATTGCACAAACAGAAAATGATACTACTATTTGGGATAATATTATAGTATATCCAAAATTAAGTAATCAATCAGATTTTAGCACAGTAGAATTAAAACCCAACACGTCCTCTGAAGCACGTAACATAAACTCATTTCAAGTAAAACTTACAGGTAGTACAGATAGTAATTTTATTTTAAGTGATATTTCCATAATTTACAGGGAAAAAAGTCCACGATAATGCCTAAGAATAGAGAAGAACGACTATCAATATCACAACGTCAAGAACGACAATTTGTAAGTTTAGGGGAACCAACCTTGTCTGAATTGCAAGATGGTGTTCCTGTTTTTAGAAAAGTTGGAGCAAACGTGATACAATTTATCCGTGTTGGTAATCAATTATATCAAACAACATTAACACCAATGGGTACATAATATGTCGACAAGAGCAAGAAAATTAGGAAAACTTCGAGGTCAAGCATACGGTGCTAGTCGTATGGCTAATATGTTTACTAGAAGAGCTATGATAGAAGCAGATATAGAAAAAAGAGAAATTGCAGGAATAACTGGAGCAATAAGCTCTGCATTAGGAGCAGGTATTGACATAGCTAAAACTAATGAACAGTTTAAAACTGCAAAAAGAGGTGGGTTTGAAGGTAGTTTAATGTCTTTTTTAACTAATCAAGAAGAAGCTGGAGAAGCTGTATTAAGAGGAGAAAAAGCTAAGTCTATAGGTGAGGATACATTTTTTGATGTAAATACTAATTCATTTAAAGATGTTAGTACAGATATTAGCGATAAATTTGGTGGTACTATGGAATCTTATTTAGACACTATACAAAGCACAGAAGAACAGCTAGGTAGAGTTTTAATAGGAGGAGAAAGAGAACAATTAATGGAGTCAACTCCATTTCAAGAGTTAACACAGCAAACTGATATGGCATTGCAAAACTATCGTTCAATGGGTATTGACGTTAATAATATACTAGGTACAAAACAAGAAAGACGTGGAATATTTGGAAGGTTAAGAAGATGACAGATTTATATAATCATTTAAAAACAAAAGGCAGATATGGTGATACAGAGCTACGATACGTTGATGGAGAGCTAGCTCATGTTAATAAAGATGAAGCTAGTATATTGGATAAATATGGATTAGATGCTGAAGAAGTAGTAAAAGAATACGGTTCTGGTACTATAAATCCAGAAACAGGATTAAAAGAATATAATTCAGCATTAGCATTTTTAACGGCTGGTAAACTAGCTTTTGACGTAGGTTCTAGTGTTTACGGATTTTTTAAAGGACGTGATATAAATAGAAGAGTAAAAAGTGGTATAGATAGTCAGCAACAACTTTTACGC